TTGTTGGAATCGAGCGAGCATAGCGTCTGCTTTCAGAGCAGGACGACCTTGGATAACGTGAAAGTCACGCATAGCGATAGCAGGGTGTAAGCCTTCTGCTTGGCATAGCAACATGATTGCCATAGCCTCTTGTGGGTTCTTAAACCCAAACATCTTGGAACTGGCAGCTACTTCTGCCATGTGCTGAATGTCTTGTAGCGGAACAATATTACTCATGGGGAACTTCCTTTCGTTGTTTCATCATTAAATCTGCTAATACATAAGACCTGATGGCAAAAGAATCCATCGTGTCTCTAACATCAGAGGCGAGCAAGCCTTGCAAAGCCTGACCTGCAAACCAGTCTCGTAAATCCATCCCCTCTGCTATTTCTGTTTGACCGCTTGTGGGGTGTTTGTGCATGTAGGGATAGGCTTTCATGCTTCCTCCACAGCAGTAACATTGTGTTGTCTTTCAAGAGAATTGGCGTGGGTTCCACAAAACCAAAAGTGGTTTTCCTGCCCATCCTCTTCTATTCCGATGAAATGATATTTTGCAATAGTTGTGCATCTGTATTCATCCCTGTACGTTGGGTTGATTAAGGCGTGACACCTTTTTTCTTTAGACATACCGCTACCCTTACATGTCGGGCACTGAGCTGTTTCTAATTCAGACGTATATTTCATACTTGCACCATCGGCTTTCTGCCTGGCTTCTTGCGAGGTGTACCATCAGCTTTAACACCATACTTAGAGTGTTTAAAGGAATCTACCAAAGAGCGGATTAACTTGCCATGTGCATCTAGGATTTGAGATAAGTTATTTATCTTGCCTTCCAACTCTGCTATACGTTTGCTTTCTGATTTAAAAAACATTGTGAACCTCACTTTAAAAGGAATCTACGAGAACCCGCCATCTCACGCATAAACTGCTTGTGAATGTCAGGCATGGCTTCTTGGAACAACTTTGCATCGAACTTGATACTTGGCTTTGCATTCTTCCAAGTGGCAAGGACTTGGCCTTCTATGTTGGATAACACAGAGGCATCCCCCATATAGCCAGCTACCATAGTTTGATACTGCTCTTCTTGAGCCTCTAAAAGCTTAATTTGAGCCTTGATTTGACTCAGGGCTAGACAGGCTTGTTCAACGCTTGCAGAGGCTGTTTTAAGGCTTCCTGTGGCTTCCTGTGGGTACAGCAGTTTGACCTGTTCTAGGTCTTCGGGGGGAAGAGTTGTCCCTGCTTGTGCATGACCCCACACGACTGCCATTTGTTTGATAAGGTCTTCCTTTTGTTCATCTGTGATAGCAAATGGAATGAGGAGAAACTCTTGACCTCCGAATAGAACGGCGAGATAAACCATATCGACACCATATACAGCAGCTTCGTGTACCAGTTGCGCCATATCCGCAGCGGGTGCGATGCCACTAACATCAAACTTACCACGCACACTAGCGTTGTAATTCTTAGCTTCAACGAGGAAACTCTTACCGCCTTGTTTACCAGCAAAGTCAAAATGAGACTTGAACCAAGGGTGTTTGGCATGGGTAAGACTCTCCTCTATCTTGACTAACTCTGTACCTAGCTTGGCTTGGGCTAGTCTGCCAATAACTGGCTCCATCACATGCCCCATCTGTACTGCTTCTATGTCAGACAGGTCAGGTATAGGCATCTTGCCTTGCTTTGTCAGGATGACTTCGTTAGCTTTGCCGTTGGCTACCTTGCGAGAGTCACCCGACCAAATGGCAGAGTTGCGGGTTGTTGCAGAAAAGTCACTCATGGCGAATATTTCCTTCCATAAGTTCTTTTTCTTCTTCTTCTGTCATCACATGGTCAGCAGCTTCCCAGTAGTTGGCAAGAGGGCTACAACGTCCGTTAAGGGCACGTTCACCGCTACAGAAGGGAAGGTCACCTACAGGCTTTAAATTGCCTGTAACGTAGGATAGAGGGTGTTCAAACCCGCATCTAGAGTATTCAGGGTCTAGGGGTCTAGCCTCTGAGGGCAAACAGTGTTTGCAATTCACGCAGAACTTTGTCATGGTCACGAACCTTTCAAGTTAATTGGGATTAGATTATAAGCACAGTTGGTTAGATGATGTCAAGTGTTTATTTTGTTGTGGGGTTCTCCTTATGAAATTTGTAAAGCACTAGGAAGAGGAAAGGGGCTATCCCTATCAACAGTCCTAGTAGAAGAATCAGACTCCAAATTAGTACATCTAGCATGTATGTCTCCAGTTATGGTTAGGGCTTTAATGATGACTGACTGAGGGTGCAGCAGTCCCTCTCTGACTTGATTGAGGATGATGTTGGCTTCTTGTTTGTTCATAGTTACTTTCTTTTAGACAATAGGTTACCCAAGGGTGAGAAGCATCTCCCCCAAGCCCATGCACAGAGTGCACCAGCTTCCCTTTGAGGATGCGTTTCATTCGATAGGGGTCTTGTCTCACCATGTCCCCCTGTCTTATGCAGTACCACGCACACAGTCTGCGAGGGTTACCAACGGGGTGATGCGTTGCCCTATGTTCTCTCCCACGCCATCCATATAAATGCTTGCTCTCGTGTGGGGTACGGATGAAGAGAAAAGGGCAAAAAAAATCTGCTTACAACTGCCCTCGGTAGAAACCCATAGGTGAAGACCAAGGGCGAGAGCATGTGTAAGCAGACTAGTTCTGTTGCTTTCTACGACAACGGAGCGAATCATAACACCAACTCCCAATCCTTTGTCAAGAGTCGCCAGGCGGTTGCAGCACAAAGGGGGACTTGTCCATTTCCAATGGCTTTAAGTCTGTCCACCCTATGGGCCACCCCATTAGCCACTCTACCCACGGAGGGTTCAACTGACCACCATTCCCCGCTCCCATCTGTCGGGCTTCCTCCACTGTTGTATTTTTGTTGAGTAAATCCCAACTCCCACTCCCGCCACACATCCCTGCTGTGCGTGGGGTTGGCCAGGTTAGCACTGCTGTGCTGAGACTTGTCTGTGTCCCTTTCTTGCCCTCCCTGCGTATCTGCAAGCCCTGCCTTGCCTCCGAATGAACTGGTGTAGGCCATTTGACCATGTTGCTTACTTGGTCTCTGAGATTTGCTGGCTTGCTCCTGCCTAATCTTGTTACTGTTGCTTCCCTGAGTAAGGCTTGTTCTGACTTTGGCGGCAATTTGTCCATTGTTGTAGGTGTTGCCCATTTTTCCAACAATCCACATTCTGTCCCGCTGGTGTGGTGCGCCAATGTCGGCAGCTCCCATAACAGTCCATTTCGTGTCATACCCCATTTGGGTAAGGTCTGCAATAACTCGTGTTCCTCCCCTAGTAGTGAGCATTGGGCTGTTCTCCACGAACACGAAAGGGGGTCGAACCTCGCTAACCACCCTCGCCATGTGTGTCCAGAGTCCTGACCGCTCACCATCAAGTCCATCTCCTTTTCCTGCAGCAGAGATGTCCTGACAAGGGAAACCTCCTGAGATGACATCGACTTTGCCTCGCCAGGGGTGTCCGTCAAAGGTGCAGATGTCATCCCAAATAGGGAATCTAGGTAAGAGTCCATCAGCTTGCCTTTGCAGTAGAACCCTGCGTGGGTAGTCTTCGATTTCAACGGCGGCAACGGTTCGCCACCCAAGCAGATGTCCTCCAAGGATTCCCCCGCCACTTCCCGCAAATAGTGCCAGCTCATTCATCACCATCCCATCGTAAAAATAAGGGCAAGAAACATGGCAGCAACACCACACACACGCAAAACAAGGGTGTCCGTCTTGTCAAATGTGGGGCTAGGGGCATCGGGAAAGGCTTCCCGCAGGGTGCGGGGGTACGTGCGTGTAGTGTCATTGTGGGGGCTTGGGGCTTTTATCATGGGGCTAATCCTCTCAAAAAAGATGGGGCAAAGACAATTTCACCTGTGAATTCAGAGGGGATAACGTAGCTGTCATAACCCCTAGAATCCATATAACTCTCTATGTCATCCTCGTCTATGGTGATGCGCTCGTCAATTCTGTGAATGATTACGAGGGGGCTTTCATCCTCCCCCACTCTAAATGTTCCATGCGTCATATGGCCAAACCAAGTTTCTACATTGTTCATGGGGCTACCTTTTGGTTATCTTCGTGGGATGCTATCTCTGCTTGAAGCTTGGCTATACGGGCTTTCACCCGTTCACGCTGTACAGGGTCTAGGGTCTGCTTATAGACGTAGGTCATCCAGTACAGACTAGTTTCTAGGGCTTTTAATGTAGTCATGGGGGCTATCCTTTAAGCAGTGCAGCAACCACAGCATGGGGCATCTATGCACAATCCCTGCTTATTTCGGTAGTATTCACGACCACCGACATTAAACACGTTAGACACGTACCTATCACTTGATTGATAGGTTAAACGTCCGTCATCTTCATCAGTTACCCATGCTTTACGGGTTACTGTGTCATAGATTATTTCGTCACCCTTACGAATAGGTGCACCCGTCCTAGAATCTATGCCTGAATACTTAGCTGTCATTCTTTTTTGCATACTATGCTCCAATTGAGTTAATGAATCGATACCCTTAACAGGTATCCCATAGCCCACAGAATAGGCTATAGGCTAACTGTTACACGTTAAAAGTGTTAACCCTGTTATACAGGTCAATTAATCTATCTCTAGCTAGCCAGTCCTGTGCTTGCTGTTTAGTGTCAAACCTTCCACCTATAGGGGTTTGATGTTCACCCCTTACGATAAACCAACCACCTAATAAACGATTAAATACAATTTTTACCATGATGTACCCCTTAATGAATTTTGTAACTTACAGGTTTAGTACCCCAGCATGCCCGACAATCTAAACACTTACCCCCCTGTTTAGGTGAATTACATTCATGCCCTATGGGTGTAGATGTATGCACGTTACTGACAGCTACGTTAGCTATACCCTGTAAGCTTGCAGGTATGGTTACCTGTTTATCTACATACATAGCCGACAATCTCACGATTAGATTCTTAGGTAATGCGCCATGTTTAGTTATGTATTGCTTAACCATAGAATACTCACGTGTCGGCAGCCAATGCATGCAGCCAGGTGTTAGCTCTGCCACCTGTGCTATTTTCTCTAAATGCCATAAACCCTGTAAATCACCTGAATCATGCCATCTAAAATAGCTGTCTCTGCCTATGTGAGCTGCCATAGCAGATACCCATAATTCATCATGTAATGAGTCTAAACGTGCATGCTGTGCAGGTTCTATGTTATTAGCATACTGTACATAATTACCTTTATTAGCGTAACAGGTAGAGCAGATACTACCTGCTATTTTAGACATCTTATAGCCTGTAATGCATGCCACTGTAGGCAAAGAATAGCTATTACATGGCATTTTAGAAGTACTGGTAACGCTACCTGCTACCTGTTTAGCCTGTGTTTTATTTAATACGTGAATCGGTATTGTCTTCATGGTTACTAACCCCTGTTTAGATAGATTAAAAGTGAATAAAGGTTAAAGCTTCCGTCATGGTGTTAAATGTTGCCATAGGTAAGTATTCATCTTCTTTTTCGAGATACTTACATACAGCAAAACGTAAACCCCCTACCTCACTCATAGTAGAGTCTTTGTAGTCACACCATAGACGATAGACTGTGCCCTTCACTTCTTTTTCAAAACTAGGGCATGCGTCATTGTGCCATGAGGTATCTGTCCAACCTGTAGGCAAAGACAATTCATCATCATAGTGAGGAAATTCTATTTTGTAATTCATGGTTACTAACCTCGTTAACGTGCAAAATAGCACTGAATAGCCCGTAGGCTATTCGGTATTATCTCAACAAATGTATTCAGGATGTACGTTAGCCCCTAGTTGAATAGCCGCTTGATGTAACTGTGCTTTGCTTTTAGATGTACGTGCCGCACGTATCATGGCAGATAATGTACGTGCTACATAGTCAATACCTAAACCCGCTGTGTGGTATTGAACTATCTTATTTAACTCGAATATCTCTGATTTATTCATGGTAACTTACCTCCGTTTGTTGCTACCTGTGATTAGGTAGTGATTAAATTATAAGACTATAACGTCTATTGTCAATAGCCCGTTGACGCATTTATTTCTATCTGCAGCGTCCTGGCCATAGTATTTGTCTATGAGTAATTAAGTTAGGACATCGGTAGTTAGTCTAGGGTTAGTCTATGTAGTATACTAATTCTATTCTAGGTGTGTTATGTAATAGGTAATCTAAGGGGTAGACTGTCAGTCTATCAGGGTAGCAAAGGGGTTATCACATCCCGTGCTTGTACGTATAGACATTTTCCCTACACGCTACACGCTAGACTTCTAGATTTGGGTAAGGGTACTAGACGCTACATCACACGCTAGACGCTAGACTTTTGGCACTCGCATTTGGGTTTGAGGGTCTGAAAAGACGTGCACCCCACTTCTCGCCCCCCATAAAAAAATTCTAGTTTTTGGTATAGTGCAATTGCAGTTGCTAGCTACGCTAGTTTGGTTAGTCACGGGTTACTCCTTGACTAACCTTTTTTTTACCTATACTATGGAGTTATTGGTAGAGAGGTTAATATGATTACAGAGCTAGTGCTGGAGAGTGGAGTAAGGATGCCTAAACAGCGTACTGTTTACGCTTACCCGTATGAGGGTATGGAGGTGGGGGATAGTTTTGTAGTGCCTCTGGGGGCTAGGGCGAAGGTGCTTAACGCTAACTACAGGGCAGGTAAGAGGTTGGGTAGGTACTTTGCTGCTAGGACTGAGGGTGACCAGGTAAGGGTGTGGAGGATGTCATGAGCAGGGAGTATTGGTTGTGGCAAGCAAAGGCTGCTTACGAGATGATAGAGAAGTATCCTCATCAAAGGTGGGAGAGGCATATGTATTTCTACTTGTTTAGATGGGCGGGGTGTGATGAGTGAACTTCTTTGGTTGGATGAGGATGAGTTGCGGGAGGCCTGTCGCCTCTTGGCTAACCGTCTTTATCAGTCAGAGCATAGGATGTTGATGATGGCTATGGATATACAGGAAGCTGTGGAGTATGGATACAAGGTTGGCTACGAGGATGGCATTACGGGACAGTCGTATTCGGCTACAGCAAGAGATGAGGCGAGCCTTGTCTTGCATTAAGAAGATGGACAAGATTAGGCTGGCAAAGGAGTGGGAGGAGAAGTACAACCCCACCCACTACCGAGAGTTAATAGCATGTGCCAAGAACAAGCAAGTAGCAATAGCTATTGCCAACTGGAAAACAGAGGAGTTATAAATGGAAGAGATTGACAAAGATATTATGGGTCAGATGTTGTTTGAAAAGGCAAAGACAGATTACCCTTACTTATCCGACAAAGACATTTCTTTCAAGTACTCGCCTAATCAGGGTCGTGGGTATTTGGAGTTTTATCCCCCAGACGAGCCTGGCTCCCCTGAGTACCCACGCCCTAAAGAACTGCCAATGGGTAAGGTTGGTATAGAGGTGTTTGACCCATCTACCAAACCTTTGGACATTCTTGCTGACTATGTGAGTCATTATGGTGTTGAGTCTGACCCATACCTGTCTGAGCGTTATCAGAACTTTGTAAAGTCTATGACACCAGACCAAAACAAGCGGCTACAAGAACAATATAAATACTACCAAGAGCATCCAGAATATAAAGAACAACGTGCTTTTGAAGATTGGGCAAAGGCAAGTGGGTTGCCTGGTTATTTTCGTGGATACACATTTAACCAGTGGCCTGACTCCACACAGATGTACACCCCTGAACAACTGAATGTCCTTAACCAAGTCCGTAGCTACTTGGGAATTAAATGAACTTTGACCTGAAGAAGTTTTACAAGTTCTGTTCCGAACTCAAGATTGAGACAAAGGAAGAGGGCTTGAAAAAGATGGGTAACCTGTTAGGTACTCAGACATATGTGATGGACGAGATACAGAAAGGCTTAGATGAAGACATCCACTTCTTTGTCATCCTCAAAGGTCGGCAGCTTGGTATCACAACTATTTCCTTGGCACTTGACCTTTACTGGCAGTTCACCCATCCTGGATGGCAAGGTACATTGGTTGCGGATACGGAAGAGAACAGGGACATGTTCCGTTCAACACTGGCTATGTATATCGAAGGATTACCAAAAGAGTACAAGATACCCTTGGTTGCCCATAACCGCAACCAGATGGTTCTCAAGAACAGGTCAAGACTCTTTTACCAAATCGCTGGTAACAAATCTAGACTGGGGCAAGGTAAAGCTATCACTTACCTACACGGGACAGAGACTGCCTCTTGGGGAAACGAAGAAGGTCTAGCCTCGCTGATAGCTTCTCTTGCTGAGAAAAACCCTGAAAGGCTGTACTTGTTTGAGAGTACGGCTCAAGGCTTCAACATGTTCCACGACATGTACAAGACTGCCAAGCGAGCTAAGACTCAACGTGCAATCTTCTGCGGCTGGTGGAGGAATGAGTATTACACCGTCCCTGCTGACTCCAACATCTACAAGGTCTATTGGGATGGCAAGCTGACAGGGGAAGAGAAAGAGTGGCACAAAGATATTAAGAAGCTCTACGGCTTTGAGATTAACTCTCGCCAGATGGCTTGGTGGCGTTGGAAGATGTACGAAGGTATCAAAGACGATGCCCTGATGTACCAAGAGTTTCCACCCACTGAAGACTATGCCTTTGTGATGACAGGAACTTCCTTCTTCTCACATACCCGCTGTACGGAAGCTGCCAAGCTGAGTAAGAAGACAGAGTGTGATTACTACAGGTATTCTTTTGGTCAACTGTTCCAAGACACAGAAGTCCTCAAGTCCACTGAAAGACTGGGTTCTCTCAAAGTATGGGAAGAGCCTATAGACAGTGCCTACTACGTTATTGGTGCTGACCCTGCCTACGGCAGCTCTGACTGGGCAGACAGATTCTGTATTCAGGTCTACCGCTGTTATGCAGATGGTTTAGACCAAGTAGCAGAGTTTGCAACCTCTGAACTCAACACCTATCAGTTTGCGTGGGTGATAGCTCACTTAGCAGGAGCCTACAAGAACTCTACCCTTAACTTGGAAGTTAACGGACCAGGGCAAGCTGTGATTAACGAGTTGAGGAACTTGAAACGCTTGGCAACCTCTATGGGCGGGGCTACAGGGCGGGACTTGATGGATGTATTGGGTAGCATGACAAACTACATTTGGCGCAGGAATGACACGCTAGGGGGCTTGTCAAACAGCATTGGATACCTAACTACAAGCAACAGCAAGGAACGTATGTTGCAGTACATGAAAGACTATTTTGAGCGGGGCATGATGGGCATCTTCAGCATGGATACCCTAGAAGAAATGAAAGGTATCGTGAGAGAAGGTGGCTTTTTGGGTGCACCTGGTCGGGGTAAAGATGACCGTGTGATTGCCTCTGCCCTCGCCGCTGTTGCTTACGCAGAGCAGATTCAACCTAGATTGATAGCTCACAAGCTCTCTCGCAATGTGAGTGCAGCACAAGAGTCTTTCTCCCCTGAACAAATTGCTGTTGGTAGAAACGTAAGTGATTACTTAAAGAGGATTGGAATGTATGGTTCATGACCAACTTACCATCGTGTCTGTGTATGGGCACAACAACGGGGCTTCTGCCATACCTTCCATAGTGAAGTCTATGCAAGAGTTGCCAGGCTCACAGGGCTTGCTCATCTCCATAGAAGAACCACCCAACTTGCCAAGCAATGTAGTCTGGAAGCGTTGCCACAACATAGACTACCTTGGGTATTCCCTCTTCATGATGCACGGCTTGTACGCCTACATAGAGACTGACTACTGCCTTATCGTCCAAGACGATGGGTGGGTGCTTAATGGTAAGAACTTCAAGCCTGAATACTATGACTACGATTACATAGGTGCACCCTCACACTGCGCCTTTGGTGACGGTAACTTGTATCTACACTTCTCTTGGACTCAAGCTACAGAGCCAGTTAAGGTAGTGCAGAACGGTGGATTCTCTTTGCGAAGCAAGCGATTCTTAGAAGCCTGTAACAAGCACGGCATCATGCACTTGAACAGCAATGAGATACACGGCTGGAATGAGGATGCCCAACTTTCAGCTATATTGAAACCACTTCTTAAATCTTATGGTTATAAGTATTGTCCTGATGAGATAGCCAAATACTTCAGCATAGAGTATGTAGGGCTTGGTTTTCATGAGGAAGATTTTGATTACACCAAATTGGTGGGGCATCATGCCCAGACAAGGAAGTTAGTAAGCACTAATCACATAGTTGTCCCTGCTGACCCTACCGCAAGTTATGGAGAAATAGGCTTTTTAGACTTCTTGCAAGGCCAAGGATACACATTGGAGTACAGATATGCACCCGTTAAGCAAGCGTGACCTGACAAAACATATGCAAAGGTTCAATGCCGACAAGGATAGAGGCATCTCTATAGCCCTGTTTGCTGAACTTGCAGGTATAAGTCATGGGCATTTCTATGATGTTTTCATCTATAACACCGAACCACTGACCGAAACGGTGCAGCGTAGGGTCAGTAAAGCCTACCAACAGTGGAAAGCAGGCAATGTAAAGGTTATGAAACGCATAGATAACACCCGATATGTGGACTACAGGAAGGAATCTCAGCCCGTATTTATGCCAAAAATGGGGTTGCAAGTAACCTCGCAAGGCATAAAAGTGAAGGTTGGGATGGTAAACAGGCACGATTACAGCGAAATTTCACTTGACGAAGCACTAAGGGGGTAACTATGGCAATTCTGAGAGACTATTACTGCACAAACCATGGTATTTTTGAGGCATGGGAGCCTGACTGTCCCATGAAACTGTGTAAAGGGGAAATATCTGTTGTTCACTTGAAGCCTGTAGGCACAAGGTCACCAAAAACATCCGCAACCGACAATAACTTGAAGCAACTTGCTATTGAGTACGATATGACGGACATCAAGTCCACCAAAGCAGGTGAACACCAGACTGGCTACATGAAACGCAAGAATAAGCTCACAGACAAGCAGTTTGCCGAGGCTACAGACGCTATGCAAGCCCAAAACCAACAACAACAGAAACAATCTCGCCCTGGCGACTCTGTAATCTGGGGCGGTGGAGGTAACATCAGCATGAAATCTGTGATGGGTGGACAATTTAAGTCTGTTAACGGAGAATCCGTAGGCATCAATCCCAAAGCAGCGGGTGACCTGCAAGGGCCGAGAACTGCCAGTTATATGGCAGACCCAGATAACTTACAGGTGAAGCAATGAGAATTCCCAAAGAACCAGTAGCCAGAGAACAGTTCTATCTTGAGTTGATAGAGAAGTGTCTTGTCAGTCGTGAACAACGCAAAGTAGATTATTCATCTCTGCGAAGTTATTATTTGTTTGGTAACGCACCTGATGATGTACCCGCTATCTACAACAAGATTTACCCGCACATAGACCAACTTACCTCGTTCCTGTATTCAGCAGAAACCACCAAGTTCTCTATCCACACGGGTGCGGCTGTATCTGTAGATGAACAGGTCAAAGTACCAACACTTTCCAAAGCTCTGAATGATGAATGGCTTAACAGCAATGCTGACCAAGTTTTCTCAACAGCAGTTACGTGGTCACTTTGCTACAACTCAACCTTTGTCAAACTTGTGATTAACAACGGTATCCACCCCTACATGGTAGAACCCGCCTGTATTGGCGTACTACGTGAAGACAGTGCATATACAGACAGACAAGAAGCTCTAGTCCACTCCTACTACATCACCAAGTCCGAATTGTTCGACAGACTTTACAGTCATCCCGACAGAGATGCTATCGTCAAGCGAGTCATGTCTACACAGCATGAGCGTACTGAGATTGCAAGCGGCTTACAACGCATCATCATGTCTCAGACAAACCCTTCTATGTACGGTAACGTCAACTTAGACCTGTCTGGTAACCCTACTTACAAAGCCCAAGTCTCAGAAGATACGATTGAGATGATTGAACTTTGGGTGTGGAATGACGAGACAAAAGATTACCAAGTTGTAACCAAAGCAGACCCCAACGTCATTATTTATGACCGCTCTGGCGAAAGCATGTTCCTCAAAGGTGAACTGCCTTTCGTCCAAATCTGTCCTAATCCCTTGTACGACTACTACTGGGGTGCGTCCGAAGTCCAACGCTTGATTTACCTTCAGCAATTACGCAACAAGCGCATGACGGAAATCTTAGACTTGCTCTCCAAACAAGTCAGCCCACCTACCGCCCTGATTGGCTTTACAGGTATTTTGGACGAGAAGAACTTTGCGCTCAACCGTGCTGGTGGCTTGCTTGCAACCGATATGCCTAATGCAAAAGTAGAGAAGTTAGCACCTACTATCCCGCCTGATTTGTTCCGTGAGATTGGTGAGGTTGACCTGATGTTTGAAGAAGCATCTGGCATTGTTTCTGTTTTGCAAGGTAGAGGTGAAGCAGGTGTTCGCTCTTCTGGTCACGCATCCACACTTGCACGACTAGGTTCAAGTCGAGCCAAGAAACGGGCACTCGTTATTGAGGACAGCCTAGAAAAGATGGCTACCCTGTACCTTAAATGTATGCAGGTCTATGACAGCACCCATTACACAGACGGGCGTGGCTTAAAATTTATTGCAGACCAGTTCACCCGTGATTTTGTGGTGAAAGTGGATGCTCACTCAAATTCACCTATCTTTATGGAAGACAGCCGTAAGATGGCGTTTGAGTTGTTCCAGGCTGGTGTAATTGACAAAGAATCTTTGCTTGACATGATTGAACCTCCAATGAAACAATTATTGCTAGAACGCTTGAAAAAGGCAGAGGAAAAGCAACAAGCTCAACCTCCAACGGCAGAAGGTAAACCAAACTTACAAAAGGTGGCATGATGGTTTCAAACAACGCTGGAATGACACAGCCTACGGCTGACCAACCACGGGTGGATACCGCTTCTCTCAAAAGAAATGAAGCCGCACCTAACTTGACAATGCGTCAAACAGGGTATAAAACCTCATACGGGAGGAGTCAACGTGACTCTAACCGCAAACAATATGGGAGTACAAGATGAACATGAAGTCAAAAAGTGGACGTAAGTGCCGCCGTTAATCCAAGATTCCGCAAGGAAGGGTGTGGCTGCCTCCCCTTTGAGGTGGCCTTGTAAAAGGAAATTATCATGATGTACGGAAAAGCAAAAATGGCTCCTAAAATGGCTCGTATGGGACGCAAAGCCCGTAAAGGTCGTAAGTAATGTCTACAGAGGGCTGACAAAAAATGCCCTCTACCTATTGACAAAATGTTTGTAAGTGGTTACAAACACGGCAAGGAGTGATTATGAGTGTTCCACCAGATAAGTTGATGGAGTTAATGAAAGGTAGCCAAGCGGCTGCGGGTGCACCCACCCCTAACGAAATGCCAGAAGAAATGGATACGGAACTTCCTGAAGCTCCTCCAATGGCATCTCCCATGTCTACTCCAGAACCCAAGATGGGAAATAAAGAGGCTGCACTTATTAACATAAGTATGGCTATTGACTTGCTTGAACAATCCCTTCCTGCTCTTGGCTCTGTTTCAGAAGAGGGCAAAAAAGCCCTCAACGCTATTCGGATGCTTTCAGGTCTGATTGGTCAGAAAAAAGGCAAGACTGACGAATTACAGCAATCTGAAATTCTTCAGTTACTGCAAACCTTGCCACAGGCGGGTGGTGCTACCCCTGAAGGCAGAGCAATGGCTCAAGCACCTATCCCTGGTATGCCGCCACAAGGCAGTATGCCTCCTCCCCCCCCAATGTAAGGAATCAAAATGGAACTCTTTAAGCCCAGAGGCGCAGCAGCACCTCGCAAACCAACTGACAACAACCAACAAAATGGCGTTGTCACCAACACACCACGTTTCTCTCAGTTTGGCGGCTTGAGCGCACCAAACAAAGTGAACAAATCAAGCATGGCTGTTCAAAAGCCAGGCGATGGTAAGCGTGTAATTTAATCGTATAAAGAGGGTAACTTTATGTCACTAGAAAATCTTTCCTTAGAAGCCCGTGATGAGTTGGCAGCACTTGCTCAAACTCTTGCGGAAAATCCTGAAACTCGCAAAGACTTCTTGCGTATGACTAAGAAGGTCAAACCAGACCTTCCTATTCCAGAACTTGACATTGAAGACTACACACAACGTGCGGTTAACCGCTCTGAAGACCGTGTGCAAGCCTTGGAAGCCAAGTTGCGTGAGAAAGAAGCAATTGAAGAACTTCAAAAGCGCAGACAATCTTTGATGAAAAAAGGTTTGATTTCTAATGAGTCAGAAGTCGGTGATGTAGAAAAAATTATGTTGGAGCGTGGTATCACTAACCACGAAACAGCAGCCGAATACCATCAGTGGATGAAGCAAGCAGCAGTGCCTACTTCAACTGGATACAACCCAAGTGCTGTCAAGCAATTTGACTTGAACAAGTATTGGAAGAATCCAGTAGCCGCTGCTCGTAATGAGGCAATGAATGCACTCAATGACCTGCGGAAACCGCAACGTCCTATTGGGTTGTAAGAGGGTAATTTTTTAAACCACGTAAGGAGGCCTTATGGCTATTGGCGGCGGCATCCTACCAGCTACAGGGTCAGCACAGTTCAACGAACTGACTTATGTAACTCGTAGAGCTTTTATCCCCAAGCTGGTTGTCCAGCTTTATAACTCCACGCCCTTGATGGCGGCACTGATTGCAAACAGTCAGTCTGCCTCTGGCGGTGTGTCATCTGTAACTGTACCCGTTCAAGGTGCACAGTTTGTAAACGCTCAGTGGTCTGACTACAGTGGCTCTTTTGCCCAACCGTCAGTTCAACAAGGTGCTTACAACGCTGAATTTGACCTGAAACTGATGATTTCTCCCGTGCCGTTCCTCGGTATGGAAGGCGCAGTTCAGCAAGATGCCGCTATTATTCCGTTGATTGAAGCTCGTATGAACGATGCAACCAACGTGATGATGGATGCAATGGCTACAGCCTTGTACACCAACACCACGAATACTCAACAGTTCATCGGTTTACCCGCCGCTGTTGCTAACTCTGGTACATACGGCAACATTGACCGTAGCGCATACACATGGTGGAAATCATCACAGTATGCCGCTGGCTCTGTAAACCCAACTCGTCAAAACATCCTGCAATACATTTCTGGTACTGTTAAAAACGGTGCTGAAATGCCTTCATTTGGTGTTTGCGGATTTGGTACTTGGACACTGTTGGCTCAAGACTTTGTTGGTCAAGAGCAATACGTTATCACCCCAGGTGCAGGTTTTGACGGTGAAACCAATGGCCCTCAAGCAGCTTTCCGTGCTTTGATGGTTGCTGGCGTACCTATTTATCCAGACCCCTACTGTCCTGAAGGTATTGTGTACTTCCTGAACACTAACTACTTGTCTCTGTACATCCATGAGCAAGGTTCGTTTGTGTTTACAGGCTTTGAGTCCACTCTTCCTAACTGGCAAATTGGTTATGTTGGCGCAGTTTTGATGATTGCCGAATTGGTGAACGTCAAGCCTAAGTCAATGACCAAGGTGACGGGTTACAACTACCTTTCACTGTAAGGAGAAAAAGACATGGCTTTAGCACTAAACAAAATCATTCTTGCGAATGCAACCACCAACACCGCTGGTGCTTACTTCTCCAACGTATCACTGACTGCTGCTAACGCTGGCACAGTGATTCCTGCTGGTACTTA